TAAATCTAAGGTTGATGAGTAAAGCTGAAGGGTTTCTTCAAAATCATTGACGATGTTGTAGATGCGACAGCCTTGAATAAGGTCGCCACTCTGTTCAGCGGTAAGTCCATTGAAAAGCGCGACGAGTGCTTGAGTGATCTCACGCATCTCGCTGTACTTTTCAGCGAACACAGTCAGGTCGACTTGGTAGCGTCTCAGAGCCGAAACGCCCCCGGCAGTAAGGCTCTCGATGCCATCCATCACCCGATAGACAATGGCTGGCTTCGTTACCTCCTGGGGAAGGCGTTGAGGGTACACCGCGTTGGAAGCGATGAGAGACGTGACCGAGCTTTCGGCCAGGATCAAAGAGCGGAGGGATTGGTCGATCATCGCACGTCCTCCGCATATATAACGACGGCTGTGCGTTTTCCAGTTGGGTCTGCACTCGACAGAACCTCTAGGCGTCGACCCGCCACGTCGATTTGGGCTCCTGGGTTGAGTAGCTCGAGGTCTTCGCTGTAGCGGAACTGCAGCTCGAACTCGATACGGCTCATCAACTGACCATTTTCTGCACGCTCCCGAAAGGTGCGTTGTTTGATACTGCACTTGTGAGTAACAGCCTCAGCAGTCATGGTGTGATCGAGAGCCCCGTAAGCATCGGGAGTCGATGAACGCTGGTAAATTGTTGCTGTGTGTCTGAGCGATCCAGCTCGCATAAGCCCTCCTTACGCTACGCGTAATTTGTAGGGCGTGAGCAGATCGTCAGCAGCTTTAGGGGCTTTCACAAGCGCCAAACCAGCATTATCGATGACCCCGTCCTCACGGTACTCATAGACTGATCCGACCAACAGGAGGATGGCTTGCTTAACAGAAGCAGGCACATCTACTGAACCATCGAGAGCGTAAGTCACAGCAATATGCTTGGGCTCGTTAGCGACATCGGTCGGCCACACCTGGCCCATTGCTGGGAAAAGGTAGGCTCTATCTGAAGCACCTACTAAACGGTAGGCACTACCCGACAGCGTTTGCTGCGAGTAGTCCCCATCGTAGTAGGTGACAGAGGTGATGCTGCTGATGTTGCCTCCCGGCAAGTAGAGCCCAAGCTTGCTGCGCTCAGCTCCAGCGGGAAACGCGTCGAAGTAAACCGTCTTCGATCCTGTAGTCCAGGAGCGATTGGTGAACGACTCCGCGTATTCCGTAGCGACAGAAATCATACGCGTGATCTCTGCCTGCTCATCGCTGTCAATGGTGCTAGGCAGACGCAGGTGAATCCGCGCTTCTGCAAGTGTCACTGGGTCTGCCATAGCGTTCTCCTTCAGTCAGTTACTTAGGCGTGAGACACACCCACAACCTTCACGGCCTGCGCGTCAAGGACCATGGAACCAACGCGCTTCCGGGTGTAGAACATCACGGAACCGGGGTTGGTGTAGGGGTCGCGGAGCATGCTCACATCGACCCGATCCACGATCTGGAAGGCACGGCTGAAGTCACCGAACATGATCGGAGCAGAAGCTGCCGACTCGTCGATGTCATCCATGTCTTCGTTGATCACGATGCGGTAGCCGAACAGACGGTCTGCCATTGCAGACGTGAGGTCACGCTGCAGGAAGTACTCGCCATTGCCGTCGGTCAGGTTGACCAGCGCGTGGTGCGTAGCACGGTTCATCATCCACACAGCACCAGGCAGGTAGCCGGTACGCACAGACTTCACAACGGTGCGAAGGAACTCGATGATCCCTGCATCGGTGGAACCGAGAGCGTTGTTCACGCCAGTGTTAAGCACCTGGAAGGTACCGTTGGCGTCAGACGCAGCACCGTCAGCGGTCAGCGTGAGGCCATTGAGGATACCCACAGGCTTGTTGGTGCCGTTGCCAGACAGGAAGGCCACGCCTTCTGCTTCAGCAAACTGACGAGCCACTTCGCCCAGGAGCCAGTCCTCGACATTGAAGAAGCCATCTTCGATCAGGTGCTGGTACACGCGGGGACGTGCATACACTTCACCGAAGGTAGCCGTGCGCTGAGCGAGCTCAGGGCTGTTGGTTTGAGAACGAGCGTCCGTCTCACCCACCCAGCCAGAAGCTGCGTCACCGATGGACACCAGCTGCTTAACGTCGGTGGTAGCGGCAGAAGCCACGGAGCAGACCTGACGCAGCGGGCTGATTTCGTGCTCGATGCGGATGATCTCCTGACGGAGCTCCTCGGGGAGAGCGTACCCACCCTGGGCGTCGGTGCTGATCTGGAGATCAGTGCCCTTGGTGCGGAGACCCTCAGCGCCTTCCTTGATGAAGGTCTTGAACAGGGATTTGTGTTCCATTTCTTTTTCATCTCCGAGAGATTTGATGAATGCGGGAGCAGCCTGTTTGGCTTTGACCTCCTCGAGGTCAGCTTTGATAGCTGCAAGTTCTTCAGAAGCCTTGGTGGCTTCAGCTTTGAGGGACTCGTTTTCGGCGGTCACGGCTTCGTTCTTGGCGACAACCTCATCGATGGTCTTTTCAACGACCTCGAGGCTCACCTCCTCAGCCGCAGCAACCTCGGTCTCCTCGACAGATTTGATTTCTTCCGTCATAGCAGTTTCCTGTTACTTGGTTTTGGATTTGATGCTGTTGAGTTTGTCCAGCATCGCCTTGAGTCGTTGACTGTTGTCAGCCTGAAGAGCGTCACGCTCCTCGAAGTCCTCCTCGATCAACTCCTCGTCAACCTCGAGCGCTTTGAAGCCTTCAGCCAGTAAGGCTTTGGCTTCTCGACGAGACAGTCCTGCATCACGCAAGACGAGCTCGAGCTCTCGAATGTTGAGTTCCCCGTCAGCGTCCTTCACTGCAGAAACCAGTGCCGAAGCGTTAGCGGGGATGGTCACTAAAGAGACTTCATGTAGGTCGATCTCTTTTAGGTGATTAGTTTTGGTCTTCGAGTTGTACTCCTCGTCTCGAACTCGATAACCAATTGACATGCTGTTGATGGCGCCATCCTTCAGAAGCGCGTAGGCCTCATCAGCATCGCGAACACCAGCAGTCAGAGTGCCGGTCACACGCAAGCCTTTGCCGTCCTCGACCATCGAGGTCCACTTGCCAATGGGACGCTTCAGGTCATGGTGCAGCAGCATGGCTGGCATGGTTTTAGAATCACGGTGACGGTCGAGGCTCTTTGCAAAAGCACCAGCTTCGACAACATCACCTACGCGGTCGATGTTTCCGAACGTGCTCGCATAACCCTCGAACTTACGTTCCTCATCGTCCTGGTAGAGCTTGATGTCTTCCAGGTGGAATACCTTTTTCATAGGAACCTCGTTGGACTTTTCTAGTTCACGTTGTTTGCGCTTGGCCCAGGCATAGCCTGAATCCGAGCCCCAAAGTAACCAGGAAATCTTTCCCGCACTGGGATACCCTGGCTCTCCAGCTCGAAAGCCTTCTGCGCGTTTGTCGACTTCATGTCGGGCGAAGAAGGACACCATGCGATTGACGGTCCTCGGACTGAGCTCTTTGCGGTTTGAAATGTCTCGAGCTCGAGCAACACCAACAGCTGTCCCGCCACGGTTGTATTGACGACGGAGCTCGAGGCCTCGCCGTGCGGCTTTCGCCATGGCTTCAGTCGGGACTAGGCTCACCATCAGGCTGGTCCTCTTGTTGGTTGTTGTTTCCGAACGTCAGGTTGTTGCTGTCGGAGACGTACTCGTCGCCGCCTTCTCGAGGGTTCATATCGAGACGAGCTCGAACCTCATTGGGCGACATCACGCCGATCTCGAGCAGCTTGGTGTAGGCCTCGACTTCACCTCTGAAGTCGCCTCGGATGAGCTCCGACACGTCAAAGCGGAACTCTCGAGTGCTGTCACCGAGTAGCTGGAAGTTCATTCGAGACTCGAACGCCTTGAGATAAGGCGAGATAGCCGACTTGTAGAAGTCCAGGCCTTGGGCCTCGATGTTCGAGAACGTGGCTCGAGACAGATCAGCGATCATGTGTGGCGGGACGCGGAATATTCCACAAATCTCCTCACGCGACAGCTTCCTTGTCTCTATCAGCTGCACGTCTCCGGGACTCATTGAGATTGGCTGGAACTTCACCCCTGCTTCGAGAAGGGCAACGCGGTTAGCGTTACGCGTCCCGCCGTGAGCGGACTCCCAGCTTTCTTTCAGGTTCTTGTACGCGTCATCGCTGAGCGTACCGTCGACCTGGAGAACGCCTCGAGGAGTAGACCCATTGGCGAAGACATTATTTGCATGGTCGCGCTGTTCGATGGCGCCACCCAGCAAATGTCCTTGGTACGAAATGGGGGAAATCCCTCGAATACCATCGAGAGTGAGTCCCTTGAAGTGAAGCACCTCGTCAGGCTGGAGCATCATCGTGCGCTCGCGGCCTTTCTCACCAATCGTGACTTGATAGGTGATTCGATTCTGAGCCTGGATGTCCACGCTCACCGAATCGACGGGGATAGGATGTAAAGCAACAACACGGCCCGATTCGCCTCGGACGATGTAGTTGTAGCTGTTACCCCGGAGACACAGGTTGACCACCTGCATCTGCCAGAATTCTTGAGCAGTCTGCCAATCATTAGGCGCCCGGTAGACCAGGCTGTGCATGATGTCAGTCCACTGGTGAGACCTGCTCGAGCGATCCTGGGCCAGCTTATATAAGTGGCAAGGGAGCGTGCTCACAGTCTCCGACAACACCTTCACGCAGGCGTACACCGTCGACAGACGCATTGCCATCTCAGGACTTACAGCGCTCAGCGAGGGCTTTTCGCCACGCATGATGAGCTCCATAAGAGCGGGGCTGTCGAGGCTGTAGGTGATCGCTTTTTGAGCAGCCGCCTCGGACTTTCGATTCCAAAATGCCATAGCGACTCCTATAGGGTGCGAATGCCGCGAGACTCATATGGGCTAGGCTGCAGCCCGGCATGAACTTTCATTCGACCCAAGGCCATGATGATGGCGATGACTGCGTCGATCTTGTTCGCGGCTTGGTCTTTCTTGACCTTGATGTTGTCGTTAACGTCAGTCCAAATGACTGCATTCGAGGCCATCCAACGGACGACTGGGTCATTGCCATGAACCATGGTGCGGCTCAGCACTGCCTTCTCGAACTCTTTGGCTGGGTCACTCATGTTCATGATGTTCTGCGGGAACTTGACCATGGGCAGCCCTTGCTCGAGGAGCTCGCTGACGAGCTCATGAGCGCCATAAGGGTCGAACGCGATCTGCTTGACGTTGTACTGCTCACAAGCAGTGATGACTTGTTGTTTGATGTAGTTGAGGTCGGTGACTGACCCATCTGTAGCGATGATGTAGCCCTGGTCGAGCCACTCCCGATACTTAGCGCCCATGGCGCCTGCCTTATCGGTGATGGTGTCCATCGGTAGGTAGTTATACACAAACGGGTATAAATTCCCGCCCTCCTGGAAGAGCAAGGCGACCGACGCAAAGTCATTGACCGACGCCAGGTCGAGACCGATATAACAAGGCTGGCCTTTAAAGTGGCTGATCGGAGGACGTGGTTTGTCACACGCATCCCAGGCAGCCATCGATAGCCAGGCACTGTTAGTGCTACACCAGACGTTGAGGCGTTTAGTCTTGAAGTTGGTCTCCGCTGACGGCGACTCTTCTGCCTGTTTAGCCAGGCGGGCCAGGTCATCGGGCTGTACCGACACCCCATAGTTGGGGTTGGCTTTTATCCAGGTCTCGGGCTTACGCCAGTCGTCCTCCTCATCAACCCCATAGATAAGGCTAAAAAAGGTGTCGTCATCGACATGTCCTTCGAGAATCTTTATCGCGTAATCACGAACCTGGTAGCAAATACCTTCTCTGTTGACGCCTGCTGTTGTGATCGTGAACAGCAAGGGCTGAGCTCGAGCACCGGATGCGACGTTCAACACGTCATAGACCTCGGGGGTCTTGTGAACGTGGAGCTCATCGACCACTGCAAAGGACGGAGACCGCCCCTCGAGGGAACCAGCATCGGCACTTAGCGGCTCGAACTTCGAGTTCTTTGTCTCGAAGCTGATGCAACTACGGTTGACCGTCAGGTGTTTGCTTAAATGGCTGCTACCCTTTGCCATCGCCTGAGCATCGCCAAACACGATGCGCGCTTGGTCGCGGCTGGTAGCAGCCGAGTAAACCTCTGCACTAGGCTCTCCATCTGCCATCAGGTGGTAGAGGCTAAGCACACTGCAGAGCGTACTTTTTCCTGACTTTCGAGGTACCTCGATGTAGACCGACCGGCGTAAACGCTTGCCGTCAGCTCGCTTCCAGCCATAGACCTGGCTGATCAAAAACATCTGCCAAGGCTCAAACTCAATCGGTTCGCCAGCCTTGGGGCCCTTGAGGTGATGAATGAACGAGGCAAACCGGATAGGACGCGCTGCAGCGTTAGCGTCGAACTCGATGTCTTTACGCTTTCGCATATCCAAAGCAGCCTGACAGCTGCGGCGGACATTCTGGCAGGCCGGTATTTTGCCTTTGACGACTTGCTCTGCGTAACCCCAGGCTACCTTTCCCAGCTCCTCGTCGGATATTGCCCAGTTCATGTTATTCCTGCTTCTGCGACGAGCCGAAGTAGAAGCTGATGACGGAGCTCACGATGCCGCCGAGATAGCCCAGGACGAGGTTGATCACTGCGTCGCTGTTCTGGTCGGGCGGTTGAATCGTGACCATGAAGATGTAGCCGCCAAACAGGGAGAGACTAGTCAGAGCAATAGCTCGAGCAGTCCAATCTTGTTTGAAGGCTTTGCGTGCGTCCTGGACATCTGCGGTCTCGAGGGCGAACACATCAACATCGAGCTCCTTCATCTTCACTTCGAAGTCGAGCTCAGCTTTTTTGATCTCAGCAATTTGCTCCGGGCTTGCCTGGGCAATCGCGTTCTCAATCGCCTTGGGCTCAGGCTTACAGCCGAGAGCTTGAGCGACCACCTGTGCTGCCGCGCCACCGAGAGGTCCGCCAAGTGCTTGTCCCAGGGTGGGAGCAAGACCGCCTATGAGGCTTTTGATCTTGTCGAACTTCATGGTTCCTCCTAGGGATTCTTCCCTGTGTTGTTGAGGATGTATTCGCGAATGATCTTCACGTCAGCTTTGATCTCTTGAAGGTCTTCCTTCATCTGGCTAGCACCGGCCTCGAGCACAGCGACTCGGGGCACTAACGGCTGAACGCCGTCGACCGCCTTCTGTATGTTCTGCAGCTCCTGGTGCTGACTGCCTGCCTGGTAGATCGTGCTCAGCAGGACACAAAGGACAGGCCAGCCGACCATGAACCAGT